CCATCCCGCCATCTTTGCGAAATTTGTCTGACCCATTGATACGAGTCGGGCACGAAGCTCTGTTTCCACTTCGCGTACCTTTTTGCTGTGATTTGCTAGTTCCATTGATTAATATTTTCCTTAGTTAGTTAATTGATATTTCGTACTTTTTATCGTGCACCATTGACAGTCATCCTTGACCACGCCGGGCACCCGACCATATACCGGGCCGTTCGGAACTAAAAGTACATTTTAAAAACGTGCTTATGCTGCTTTTCCGACTCGCTTAATCAGTGCGGTTGAGAATTTGCCGCCAGATGCACGAGAGATTTTTTTCGCGTAGTCAGTTTCATCAGTGAATTCTGTACGCGGCAATCCCCCTTTCTCCAGCCACTTATAAACGGCTTTTGGAGTCAGGCCACAAACCTCAGCCACAACTGAAACACGAACGGTTTTGATAACGTCACCAAACGTAATGTCGTTCATGTTGTCTCCTGTGGTGAACTTGTAGTTCATATTATGACGGAACTGAAAGTACAGTCAATAAATAATATAGTTGAACTTATGGTTCAACAAAAAGAGCGTGATACTTTCTCGCAGAGGCTTGCGCTGGCCTGTGACAAAGCGGGATTGCCAGTACATGGGCGGCAGGCTGATTTAGCTGTCAGGCTTAAAGTGACTCCAAAAGCAATTAGCAAATGGTTTAATGGTGAGTCAGTTCCCAGAAAGGAGAAAATGGAAGCCCTCGCAAGCCTGCTGGGGACCACAGCTGCATACCTACATGGTTATACTTCGGATGATGGAATTACGATTAACCATATGTCCAGGCTGTCAGATACCTACAGGGTGGATGTGCTGGACGTACAAGCCAGCGCGGGGCCTGGAACAATGGTGTCTAATGAATTCGTAGAGAAAATCAGAGCCATAGAGTACACGTCAGAGCAAGCTAGAAATCTTTTTAATGGACGCCCTCAGGATTCTGTAAAGGTGATCACCGTAAGAGGTGACAGCATGGAAGGGACAATTAATCCTGGAGACGAAATCTTTGTTGATGTGTCTATTACGTTCTTTGATGGCGATGGTGTGTATGTATTCGTCTTTGGAAAAACAATGCATGTTAAGCGCCTACAGATGCAGAAGAACAGGCTCGCCGTAATCTCCGATAATCCCGCATACGATCGCTGGCACATTGATGAAGGTGAAGAGGACCAGCTTCACATAATGGCTAAGGTTCTGATACGCCAGTCAATTGACTACAGACGCTTCGGTTAAAAAATAAATTCCTTTAAAGTTCATAAACTTGTGCGTTTGTGAACTTTTTTTACATTCAAATTGTACTTTTGGTACTTTACATGAGTGAACTTTGGGTACATTATTAGGCCATGTCGAACGGCGCGACATTAAACCATGCGTCGGGAGCGCGGCGGGTTCAGGATGAACGGCAATGCTGCTCATAAGCGAATTACAGATCGCTTTTGCGAGAGCGATGCGTAATTCAACAATGTAGAAACTCTGGCGATGGAGTTACTCCCCACCAGAAAATGAGGAGTTAATTATGAGGTCTATTGCAAGGAATTTAGCTTGGATTTTTCTTCGATTATATGAGCCCCGTCTCTTTGTATTGCAGGGAGTACGGACAGAAGCTCTAGTGCTGCCTTCGGCTCCATTAGAAAACGAACCTTCTGGCTCACGTTCCCGATTAGTTGGTGGCATTCAAAAACCAGCTCACCTGTATTTTGGTCGAGAAAGACTTCCATCGGATAAGTGAGTCCGATGGGAAAAGTCATGGTTGGAATGTCAGACATATATATCACTCTAGTGCTGTAAGGGTGATTCGATTTTACACCCTTTCTCGCTGTAGGGGTACACGGGAACCACGCGCCGGGCGTGGATAAACATCCCGGCATTAACTGAGGAAATGGTCATGACTGCAGATTTTCTTCCAGCTTTCGCACTTGGATTTTCCCTTGGTCAGTTCTATTGCTTGGTATGGATGTATTTATTGTTCGTAAGAAACAAATGACTTTCCTTCATTACCGTGCATTTTCACGGCTGTCTGAAGGCTGTAGTGAGCGCGTGACACGAGCCATTTCGCTTGCCGGAACGCGTCAGAAGGAAGTTGAAGGTGGAGCTGTGTGTCTGCCAGATGTTGCGCTTTTCGCAGCAGGTCATCGTAAGAGTAAACAGGTTACAGCGAGGTGAGCATGGCTCAGTACGCAATATTCGAACTCTCAATGCCTAACCGTGGCTCGTGGAATGGCGGTTGGTCGGGTGAGCGAGATAAGTATGTCAGGCACCGTCAACTACCGCCAAAATGTTCGCCGAACATAAAGAATGGTTCCAATCATTACTACAACTTCGGTGATGGCTGGGGAGCAAACATTGGCGTAACGATTGTTGATGGCGTTAAGGCTAAAAACCAGGCCATCAAGGGTAGCAAAGGATTCTGCGGTTACGAATGGATGATAGACAGCATCGTTAATCACGGAAAGATAATTTCTGACTGAGGCCGCATAGTCGGCCTTCTTTTGGCAGCAAGCCACAGAGGTGAATATATGTTTGAGTTCGAAATTAATCGTTGCAGCGGTTGTTCATTGAAGGAGGTGCTGGAGTTCAAAGAGTGGACTAACCAGCAGCTTGAAGAAATTTGGAAGTTGTCAGTTGGTGATGGAGTAAACATCCAAGGTCAACTAATTCGTCGCATTAAGTAGCCATCAGCAAGGCTCTGGGGGAGGAGTGATGGAGTGGATTAAGTGTAGTGAGCGGATGCCTGGGAAGGGCGAAAAAGTCCTGATTCGAATTTCATGCAATAACCATTTCAATGTCGAAAGTGGAGAATATAAGGGTGATGGTCTGTGGCTAGGATGTTGGTGTGATACGTACGGAAAGAAAGGTAGCGCGTATCAGGTTGCACACTGGATGCCATTACCTGCACCACCAAGCGAATAGCAGCTGATAGCTAATTATCTGAGTTAGCTATTGGGTGTAATACCGCACCGTACTATCGGAGACGATTCGATAGTGCTCTGTAAATGGAAAAATCCCTCGTTATGTCTTTGCCGCCAGCAGTAAGGGCGGCATTCTTTTTGCCTGGAGGAAATATGAGTAACGCACTACAAATAAGCATTATTAAAACCGACGCTGGTAAATGCTTCATAACAGACTGCTCAGCTAAGGATGGTTATCACTATAACTACCATCAATCAAGAATAGACAATCTGTACTTTGACGGTGAAAAAGCAAGCAAGACATTTCATGAAAACTGGCTGGAGTTGAAGAACTATCCAGAACGGATTGAGCGGTTGATTTCTGGAGAGAAAACAAATCTCCGCTACGAGCTTAAAGACCATGAACTTGAGAGCGTTAAGTATCCCCTGACCCTTGCGTACGATGATAGAGATTCAATCGATGAAGAAATTAGATCATCTCTCTATTCATACTGTTTTGATGTTGTTCCAGATTATTTCGTAAAAGTTGACGCTGAATTGGTTCTGTTGTGTGAGGTGGAAAACTTCCGTGAAGCGCCAGACTTCAACTATCCAGCAGTTAGGCGCGTTCAGTTTAGTGAAGAGTCATACAGAATAACGAACATCAACATTGCGCACTCTCTCGTGGATTGCCTGATAATTCCTGAGCCACTTAGAGCCAGTAGCCCGTGCGAAATTTCGTCAAAGGAAATGTATGACCTTGTCAGGCAGCACATTAAGGACAACATAAAAACATCACTAGCTCGCATTACAAGTGATTATGATTTCTGCTTTACAGTGAAGAAAATAATTCCTCTGCTTGAGCCTCTTACATATTCATATCAGGACATTTTTGCCAGAACCAAAAAACAACGAGCAAAGCTCCACTTCAAAACTGCGACATCTAAAGAAATTGAGATTTTCCAGATGACGCATGAGCAAAGCAATTACAAAGGTTACACGGCTATCAAAGGATTCAAGGCCAGCAATGAATGGGAGCTTAAGGAGATGATTGATAATTTCCTTTCGACGCTTATGAATACCATTCACGCACCTATTGAGCAATGCTCGTGCTGTGGCGGGACAGGCTACATGCAAGACATCAAATAGCCGCCTGAGTGCGGCTTTTTCATACCTGCATATCAACAGAGATTCACGAGTCTCTATCGCTATGCAATCACACACAACATAAGGAATCCCACGATGACATTTGCTATCGCGGGCGGTGCCGTCGTGTCCGCCTATTACCCAACCGAATCCGAATTATCCAAACGTGTTCGTCGTCTTATTCGTGCTGCCCGTAAGCACCTGGAGGGTTTATGTCACCAGTTATAAATCACAGCGCTCTCAAAGCAGCGCAGAGCAAAGCGGTTATCGCTCGCTATCTCGGGAACGCTCAGATGTGGCTGCAGGCCAATGAGCAGATGAAGTCAGCCGTTGGCATGCCGTGGTACCGAAAATCATGAGCATTGCAGATACCTGGTCAGAAGATGCCTTTGTGCGTCTCATGCAAGATTTAATTGGCAGCGAAGGAGGTTTCCATGCAGCCGACAACAACAGTGAAAGAAAGCCAGCTACAGCGTCGCCTGACAACGACACAGGCTCTGTGGTGGCGTCACAAGGGTGACAGAGAGCGTATGCGTATGTATCTCAACCTGTCGCGCTTAGAAGTGCTTAATCAACGTTATTTCCTGGGCGGATGCCCGTTCTGAGGTGCTTATGGAACAGAAGAAAGTTTATGCAGCAATAAGCGCTGTGGCCAAAGAAATGGCGACAACAGGTATTAGCAAGGACAGGAGAAACCAGCAGCAGGGATTCAACTTCCGAGGCATTGATCAGGTGTACAACGCACTGGCTCCTGCCCTGGTAACTCATGGACTGGTAATTCTGCCTCGCCTCACTGAACGTACATGTACAGAGCGCATTAACAAAAACGGTACCGCTCTGTTCTATGTCGTAGTTAAAGCCGAGTTCGATTTTGTCAGCACAGAAGACGGAAGCATCCACACCGTTACAACCTACGGTGAAGCAATGGATAGCGGCGACAAGGCAACAAACAAGGCCATGTCCATCGCATACAAATACGCTGCGTTTCAGGCGTTCTGTATTCCGACAGAAGAAACCGCAATTGATGCAGATGCAGAAGTGCATCAGGTAACACCGCAGGACGCTGAGGCTGCTCTGAGAGAGTTTGGAGACAAAGCAACTCTAGCTCAGTCAGTTGAGGAACTGCAGGGGGCATATAAAGAGGTATGGCCTAAATTAGGCGGTGTTAAATCATACGAAGAACGCGCAGCAGAAACGTACAAAACGCGCGGTCGTGAACTTCAGAAACAGGCGGCATAAATGGCAATTAATACGATCACAATCTCCGGTAACGTTGGTAAGGATGCTGTGTTGCGCGTCACGCCAAATGGTAAACACATTGCGTCATTTTCTCTTCCTGCTAAATCAGGATTTGGCGAAAACGAAAAGACATCATGGCTAAATTGCAAGATGTTCGGCGCGATGGCAGAAAAGCTCTCTGTAGCGATCGTGAAGGGAGCAAAGATTACGGTCACAGGTGAGTTCGTTATTGAGGAATGGACTAAGCAGGACGGCTCTCAGGCGCAATCACCGACCATTCTGGTGAGAGATATTGATTTGCCTCCACGCGTAACTCCAGGTAACGATCAGCCACGGCAAAACAACCAGCCAAAGCAACAGAAACAGGCTAGCGAGCCTCCAATGAACTTCGACGACTCCGACATTCCTTTTTAAGGGGTAACTATGAAGACCTGTTCCAGATGCCATCAGCATAAGGAAGAAAGGGACTTTCAGATTAGAAGAGCATCCAATGATGGATTGACCGCCGCATGCCGAGCTTGCCTTGCTGAATATGACAAGAAAAGAGATGCATTGCCACATCGAGCATCAGCCAGAATGGAGTATCAGCGCTCAGAACGAGGCAAAGCACGGAGTAACGCAGCCAAAAAGCAGTTCATTCTGCGAAACCCATGGAAAAGAAAAGCCCACATCATCGTGGGCAATTTTTTACGCGATGGAAAGCTAATCAGGCCATCAAAATGTGAGAACTGCGGAACCGAATGCAAACCTCAGGCTCATCATTGCGACTACAGCAAGCCAATAGATGTTATGTGGCTATGTAAAGCCTGCCATGTTGAATGGCATAAACACTTTAGACCCTCCTATCCAGAAGACCTAGAAGCAGCATAACCACTATCTGAACACTCTATCTCACCTCACGGAGGCGGCATAACTTCGCCTCCAGTTTAAGGATTAAGCCATGTCACCTGATGAAAATGGTTACTTCCGTGCGCCTAAAAAACTGGAATCGAAGGACGAAGTTATTGCCCGGATATGTGCTGGTCTGGAGATTTATTACCAGCAGAAAGAGAACGGAACTCTACCAAAGGATGAGCGCAATCCGGAGCAGATTATGGATGCGCAGGACGATTATTGGATAGATAAGCTCACAAGGAAACGCGAAGCACAACTCTGGCATGACAACTTCATGGCCTCATTCTCTCCAGGCTGGGTAACAGTCGGACCAAAACAACCAACATTCTACAGCGACTTCTATCGCGACACTTATGGTCGCCTTGGCGCTGTACGCAGCAGCTAAGGAATTCATCATGAAACTCAACATTGAAGTAGGCAGCAAATACGTAATCACTGGCACTAAGTTTGACCTCGTTCTGAACGAAAAGCGAATAATCAAAGAAGGTAAGAATGCCGGACAGGAAACACT